CATTAAGATTTACTACAGTTTATGGTGGAGCTGGTGCTAATAGAGGTATGTTTATGGATAATCTTAAAGATGGTAGTCTTAAATGGGTAACAAATCATGTTCGTGATTTTGTACATATTGATGATGTGTGTGATGCAATTATTCTTTTAATGTATTTAAGTAAACAAGATTTGTCATCATATAAACTTGAACCTTCTCCTAAACTTTTACCAGCATATGATATAGGTACTGGTACTGGTTATATAGTATCAGAATTAGCTCAAGATGGTGGGTTTAATGTTAAAGGAGTAGCAGGTGATAAATGCGAAGCACTAAACAATACTGCAGATATTACTGCAATGAAAGAATTGGGTTGGCGCCCATTAGTTGATGTAAAGAATTATATAAAAACACTATGATTGGATATAATTCAACCGAGAATGATTTCGCAAGAGAAGGTAATTGGCCCTGGCCAACAGGAATGAAATGGGCAAGCATTGTACCTCTTATTGGAGGTGAAACAATAGCAATGGAAAATGTCTTTGAGAAAAGACCAGCGTATATGATGTCATATAGAGAATTTGCAAATCATGATAAGCATATAGTAGAACATTATAGGAATCAATGTAGTGACCCTGAAGATGGTAGAAACTATGTTCCTTATTATATATTAGGCGAACCACATATCTATCATGGTCAACAACAAGGCGAAGGTCCCATTGGAGAAATGAATGGAAGGTATGTTGATGTAGTTAATACTATATGTCCATGTGCTGGGCTTTCTTCATTAAATGTTAAACCATCAGGTGATGCAGAAGTAAATGATTATATGACTAAGACAGCTAAGCATGTATTAGAAGAAATAGGTCCAAAAGTATTTTGGGGAGAAAATGCTCCACGACTAGCTACTAAATTAGGTGAGCCAGTCGTAGAAAAATTAAGAGCTATAGGAAAAGCTAATGGGTATGCCTTCTCTTTATATAAAACAAAAAGCTTATTACATGGTTTAAGCCAAGTTAGAGATAGGTCATTTTATTTTTTCTGGAAAGGTGATTCTGTACCTATGTTTGATTGGTATGATAGACCAAATGAAAGGATAGAAGATACAATTCGTAAGGTTTATAGGGACCCGACAGACCCGATGTCTGCACTGGCTAATACCAAAACTCCAAGTAAGGATGACTTATATTATAAGTATGTGTTGGAAGTAATACATAATGGTATGAGTCATAATGATTTTCAAAAGACATTAGAAAAAAGTATTAATGTTCAAGGCTATATTGAAAAACATAGTAATTATAATGATTATGCAGATTGGTTAGAAACTTTTGGTGAAACAAAACAAGCAAAAAAAGCTAGAGCTATGCATAAGAAATTATCAGTTAAAGGTACTAATATAATGAGAAGAACAAGTGAAATACCAGCTGATTATATAGGAGCATTCGTAGGTCATATGCCAATGAATTTGACTCATCCAGATGAGGATAGATATTTGACATATAGAGAATGTATGGAGATTATGAAATTACCAGATGATTTTAATATAATAGACCCTAAGAAAAATCTTAATCACTTATGTCAAAATGTTCCAGTGACTACTGCAATGGATATGGCATATAATATTAAAAGATTTTTATATGGTAGGTCAGAAATGATATATGATGATTTTGTTATACAATGTAATAAATCCCATTCAATTCAAACCACGCCAAACACTTTAGATAAATTCATGTAAAAGGAGAAAATATGGGAATAATGGATAAATTACAGAAGAATTCTAGGATTAAAGAGACAGCAACTCTCGATAAATCCAAGATTTTTTCTAACCAAGAGATGGTACCAACAAAGGTTCCAATGATTAATGTTGCTTTATCAGGAGACCCAGATGGAGGTTTAACCTCAGGACTAACTGTATTAGCAGGACCATCAAAGAATTTTAAAACATCATTTGGATTATTAATAGCAGCAGCATACTTAGAAAAATATGATGATGCTATTTTATTATTCTATGATTCAGAATTTGGTTCACCCCAACAATACTTTAAGTCGTTCGGTATCGACACTTCAAGAGTACTCCACAGCCCAATTAAAAATGTTGAGGAACTGAAGTTTGATTTAATTAATCAATTAGAGAATATCGAACGCAAAGACAAAGTCATTATTATGATTGACTCTATTGGTAACTTAGCTTCTAAAAAAGAATTAGATGATACATTTGCTGAGAAATCTGTAGCAGATATGTCAAGAGCAAAAGCTCTTAAAGGTTTATTTAGAATGACTACACCTTATTTGACAATGAGAGATATCCCATTACTTGCTGTTAACCATACATACCAAGAGATTGGTTTATTCCCTAGAGCTATTGTATCTGGAGGTACAGGAATTTATTATTCAAGTGATAATATCTGGATTCTTGGTAGACAACAAGAGAAAAAGGGTACAGAAATTATGGGTTATCATTTTATTATTAATGTAGAGAAATCTAGATTTGTTAAAGAGAAATCTAAAATTCCTATTAGTGTTACATGGGAAGGTGGTATTGAAACATATTCTGGATTATTAGATTCAGCAATGGAAGGTGGATATGTAGTTAAACCTACTGTAGGTTGGTACTCTAAAGTTGATAAAAAAACTGGTGAGATAGAAGATAAAAAGGTTCGTGCTGCTGAAACACTTAAAGAATCATTTTGGAAACCCATCTTTGATAATACAGATTTTAAAGAATATCTTAAACGTAAATATGAAATAGGTCATGCGGAGATGATTAAGAGTGCAAATTGAAACATTAATCCTACGTAACTTAATGCTCAATGAGGATTATACGAGAAGTGTAATCCCTCATTTAAAATTACGATATTTTGAAGAACCATATAGAGCAGTCTTTAATGAGATTATTAATTTTGTAACTAAATTTAATGCACTACCAAGTGCTGATGCATTATCAATTGAAATGAGGAATAATCCTAAGATTGGTTCTGATTCATTAGCTCTTATTCCTAAAATAAGTGTTAAAGAAGGTGAACAAACTGTTGAATGGTTAACAGAAAAAACTGAGAAATGGTGTCAAGATAGAGCAATCTATTTGGCAATTATGGACTCTATTAATATTATTGAAGGTAGACATGATACGTTAGATAAAAATTCATTACCTGAAGTATTAAGTGAAGCTCTTTCAGTTAGTTTTGATTTAAGAGTTGGGCATGATTATGTAGATGATTCTGATGCTCGTTATGAATTTTATCATAGAGCAGAAGAACACCTCCCATTTGATTTAAAAATGTTTAATAAAATTACCAAAGGTGGCTTAGTTAATAAGTCTTTAAATGTAGCTCTTGCAGGTACAGGTGTTGGTAAGTCATTATTTATGTGTCATGTAGCAGCAGGTGCTTTGACTCAAATGAAAAATGTACTGTATATAACTATGGAAATGGCAGAGGAACGTATCGCAGAAAGAATAGATGCTAACCTTATGAACGTACCTCTTGACCAGTTAGAAAATTTGTCAAAAGATATGTTTGATAAGAAGATGCATAAGTTAACTGATAAAGGTGTAGGCAAATTAATTGTAAAAGAATATCCTACAGGAGCAGCAAGTACTATTCATTTTAGAGCATTACTTAAGGAATTAAAACTTAAACGTGACTTCACACCTAGTCTAATTTGTATTGACTATTTAAATATATGTGCCTCTTCAAGAATGAAAGCAATGGGTGGTGCTATTAATTCATACACTTATGTGAAAGCAATTGCTGAAGAATTGCGTGGCATGGCAGTAGAGTATAATTTACCTATTGTCACTGCCACACAAACTACTCGTTCAGGCTTTGGTAGTTCAGATGTTGGATTAGAAGATACATCAGAATCATTTGGTTTACCAGCAACAGCAGACTTAATGTTTGCTATTATATCTACTGATGAGTTAGAAGATTTAAATCAATTAATGATTAAACAACTTAAGAATAGATATAATGACCCAACGGGTAAAAACAAAAAGTTTGTTATTGGAGTTGATAGAGCTAAAATGCGATTATATGATGTAGAAGATACTGCTCAAACTCTCAATGTAAGGGACGAACCACCTAAAGAAAATAAATATAAGGATTTTAATGTATGACTAATTACCAAAATGTAAATTCTACCTCAAACCAAACTTGGGGAGATAGATATACAGACTTAGCAAAAAAAATATCTACATGGTCTAAAGACCCAAGCACTAAAGTTGGTGCAGTAGTTATTGGTAAACATGGCCAAGTATTATCACAAGGTTATAATGGCTTCCCAAGAAAAATACGTGATACAGAAGAAAGATTTAATGATAGAGAAAGAAAATATGAATTAGTTGTTCATGCAGAAATGAACGCAATATATAATGCATCTCTTTCAGGAATGTCTTTAAAAGGCGCTACATTATATGTTTATGGATTACCTATTTGTAATGAATGTGCTAAAGGAATAATCCAAGTTGGAATTACAAAGGTTGTTGCTATGAGGCCTAAAGAATATAATTCTGATTGGGATAAATCAAACAAACTTGCAGAAGAACTATTTAGTGAAGCTGAAGTAATGTATCTAATAGATGTAGAAGGTAATAGATATCCAAAAGACCCATATGAAAAATAAATTTATACCATTTAAAAAATGGTCATTTGTAGACAAAAATGATTTAGATGACCAACATTGGTATGTACGGTTAGAAGGTGGTGAATTTCATGGTGTCATTTATAGATATATGGAAATTAAATTAAATGAAACAACTGAATCCATAAATTTTGATTATGAAATTGTAGACTATCTGGGAGATGACCCTCATGGTCAACCTGAATTTAATCAAGCCGCTGGTGATATATTAAAAAGTATCTTAGATGATGCAATGGAAAAACAGGACTATATATTAGGTTCTAAAAAGTAATGAATATAAAAGAAACATTGACGATATTGTCAGAAGAGTGCGCGGAAGTAATACAAGCAAATTCTAAATTAATTAGATTTGGTACATATGATGAAGTAAATGTAGCTGAATTAGAAAAAGAATTAGCAGATATAATGGCTATGATATTAATTTTAGAATATTATGGCTATGTTAAGATGGAAAATATACAAGATGGTATAATTCCTAAGCTTCAAAAGCTCAAAAAGTATTCCAAAATTAAAAATCTAAATAAAATCATTAAAAGTTTATAACTTATAAATAGTTCTATATTTATAACTAACTTAGGGTTTTTAATGCACTCCTTCAAAAATCACGTAGACGAGGCCTCAGCTCTCAAATTTATTTCCTTACTTCCTCCAAAGGTAAGACACGCTATAAAAAGATATGCTCACCAAGATAAGTATAAAGGTGCTTTAGCGATGTACCGTGAGTTAAGAAAGAATAAAGATATTAAAAGTAGAAAATTATCTGATAACAAAATAAAAGGTATTGCAGCTGACTATTTTGGTTTAGATCATAGAGAATTTGCCAAAATACTTAATCGTAAGACAAGATACGAAGAAGCTCCTCCAGGAATGTCAGGCACTGTAAAGAAATTTAAAGCAGATGGGATGGATGACGATAAAGCATTCGCTCTTGCTTGGTCAATATACAATAAGAAAAAAGAATCTATATCAGAAGCTTATACACTTGCAATAGATAAAGCTAGTGAGATTGATAATTTAAATTATAAAGATAAAAAAGAAAAGGATGCTATTAAAAAATTATATACCCATTTAAGAGATACTTATCCATCGTTTAAAAATCCTTTAATATTTGACCCTAATCCAAATAGTGAATCTAGTCGTCGGGCTGTTAAAGTTCATTCAGATTTAGAAGCAAAGGGTTTTAGTATAGTAGATATAAAAGCTAATAAAATTAGTGGCGAAGAAATTGAATGGGGTAGTGACTTACCACCAATGAAATTTGGATATGGATCTGCAGATAAGAAAATTGATTGGACTGAATTTGGTATTAAAAATACTACTAAATATTTAGAATTTTGTCAATCAATTGGATTTTTTC